GAGATTCTAATTTAGACTGGTTAGTATTAAAGTGTAATAATATTATTAATGTTCAATCTGAATGGCCACTAACACAAATGGATTTGGATGAATATCTTCTAGATAAATATGGAGATTATAATACACTATACAATGGAATTCACCACTATGAAACTAAAGAAATAAAAAATAGTAAAGGTGTAATAATAGTTCCAGAAGGTCTTCAAGTATCAGAAAATTATAAGGTTACTTATTTTGATTCTGCATTAGGACAACATAGATCTAGTTTAATAGAAGAAAAGAATATAGCTACATCAATAACAAACTATGATTATGAAATAAATATTGAAAATGAAAAAAGAAATATTTACCTTCTAAAACCAGGATATACATCTTTGGTCGAAGAAGACTTAGAAAGAGAAATGAAATACAAAAAAGGTGGAACTAATTATATCAGTCCCACCTTAAAAAGAGCAAATAATATTAAATTATATCAATAATTATTCTTCAGCTAATTTCTGAAAATAACTTAGAGCATCATCTTCATCTGAACTAGCAGATGCTACAGCAGCAACTGGTTCTGGTTTACGTGAAGCAAAGTCTGGGGTATAAGAACCACGACTATTATCTTCATCAGATACTTCCTCATCTACACGACGTGCAGGAGGACGACCTTGACCTAGAACATACTTAAGACGCTTCTCAAGTTCATCATAAGTTTTAAACTGATCAGCAGCAGTAAGTGCAGTTAAAGAATACTCCTTTTTCCAAAGTGCTTCTAGTGCATCATCATCCTCAAGAAGAGGTGATACTGCATCGAATTCAGAACTATCATAATTCCAGAATCCAGCAACTTTCTTGATCTTCAATTTGAAATTAGCACCTTGCCAGAAATCAAAAGGATTGATTGCTTGCTCATCCTCAAATTCTGGTTGCATTGCTTCCATTACCTTATCAAAGATCTTCTTACCAAACTTGTAGAGAAATACTCCACCCTCGTTTTGAGGATTGGTAGGATCTTTAACAACATATATGTTTGCGTAGTATGATAACTTACGCTTTTGCTTACGAACAGTATCTTTATCTGCCTCGTTACCACTATTCCAAAGAGTACGGTTATAATCAGAAACAGGATCTTTACCACCAGTGGTAGTCAAAGAGTTTTCAATATACCAACCACCAGGACCTTGGAATGCATGGGAATACATCTTTGCCCACGGAATATCCTCACCTTCAGGAGATGGTAAGAATCTAATAACAGCATAACCATTACCAGTTTTATCAACTTCTGGTTTCCAGAGACGCTCATCAGCACCTCCACCAGTATTGTTCATCTTCTCCACTTCTTTAACTAATTTTTGAGTTAAAGATCCTAGAGAGGACTGTTTTTTTAGGTCGTTAAATGACATTTAATTTGTTTTTAGATTTGGCTTGTATGTACCTATTATAATATGTAATTTAATTAAGGTCAAGTTGACCTTTCATCATCTCAACCATCTTACTCATTTGATTGAACATTGTATTCACATCAACATTAGATGGGAGTCCCATGGAAATAGCACTCTGTAGAATACTATCTTTCATGACCTTTGCTTCAGGGTCTTCAGATAAACTCAAACGAGTGTACATAACCTTCTGTTTCTCAAGAAGTCTCTCAAGTATTTCAATATGATATTGCTGATCTTTCTTAGACATAGTGGGAAACTTAAAGACATTAGTATAGATCTCCTCTTGGAGTTCACTAATCTCTGCCATCTCCGCACGGACAACATCTGACTGAAAGAAATCACTCATAGAACTGTTTGTTTGAGAATTTTTTTATAATGGGGTACATCTATATTTAGGAAGGGACTATACTTTTTTATTTTTCTACTGACGGTTTCCCACACGGGATCATTCAGTTTTTTATCCCAATCTTTTCTGTACTCAAGTATTCTATCACATATCACCATAGTTTCAAGTGAGGTTTTCTTTGCCAAGTAACTTTTAAGAATAGGAGGGTGTCCATTAGAACAATCAAATACATCATCTATTTTCATACCATCAAAAAGATCATTAATCTCTTCTTTAAAAACATATGAAAGTGACTGAACTTTCTTCTGCCACTCTTGGTATCTACCCTCACCTTCCTTAATCATCTCACCAATCCACATAGTACCTGGATCAGTAGAGTATATAAAATTAGATACAAAAAAATCTACTACTTCCTTATCATTCTTCTGTCTTGCAAATTTCTCAAACCAAAATCTATCCTTTCTCTTATAGAAGGCTTGGTGAGTTGCTCTTGTCTTTCCACGATACTTTATATAATCGTAATGGTCTTTAGTAAAGTGATTCTTTAACGAGAGATAACAACGGTATGCATCAAAAGGCATCATTTTCTATTATATTAAATGCCAAAGTAATTCTTTCTTTATTAACAGTCTGAGGTTCTACATGGTGTAAAGTACTTGCAGGAAACATTACCATTGTTGTATCCTCACCTGCATATGCTAGACCATGTTCATCAAAAATAGTAGGATGATCATGATTCTTATAGTATATCACACCCGAAAGAAATCCTGCATGGTTATGTGTTGGATTATCATCTCCTTGATAAGCAAAGTTAGTCCAAATATCATACCCATCAAAATGTCCATCCCACTTTCTTAATTTAAAATCTCTATTACTCTTACCCATTCCCCAATACTTTTGAGTCAATCTCAATACCCATGCTAACCAGAAAGAACTATCAACTAAACTAGGAGAGATAGAACACTGATATGAATTATGTGGCTTACCATCCATAGCAAGATACCCTACATTTTCATGGGCTTTCAGTGCTGCTAATGGATTATTCTTAATCTTCTTACTTTCCTTCACCCATACATCAATCTCCTTCTGAATCTGTTTAGGAATTTTCGTAACCATCACTGGACACGGAGTGCCTGGTAAGAGTTTATGCATATGTAATGGATCTTCCATAACAAAAAAAGGTAATAGGGGTAAAAATTTGGCGGGATTTTTTTCCGACTTTTTTGGAATTAAATCGGCAATTTCGCACGGGAACTTCTTTTTAAGAAGTTAAGTTCCGATGCTTCGTACTTTATCTTCTCCTTCAATGGTTTAGGGATTAGTTTAGGTACAGACTCTACATCAATACTATTCTTATCACAGAAATGAACGATGGCATCTATGTAATTCATATTCTTATTAACTTGCACCAGAGCCTCTATCTCTTCGGCAAATCCTGCGGGAGAATAAAACTTACTCTCCATTACTTTTGCTAGTTCATCTTTCGACATTCTCTGCCCCCAAATTGTTAGATACAAATTCTTTAATATAACGAACCAGAAGTTTAATATAATCCCCTTTGTTTCTTTTGTCAAATACTTTTACTTCACCACCAGGTGTTACCATAAGGGTGATCAATTTCTTGACAGGGATACCTGTTAGTTCATAGTAAGCAGCAGCATAAAAAGTTTCCTGAACAAAATAGTTTTCCAACCATTTCTCAGGTTTAATCTTCTCAGAGGTCTTAAAATCTATGACTGCTAACTCGCCTTCATACTCTGCTATACAATCAACTCTACCTGCAAGACCAAGATACTCAGAGTAAAGGGTTCTTTCTATAGCGTGTATGTTATTTATCTTATCTAGATATGGTGTAGCATGATGAAACATAAACTTAGTTGCTGGTCTATAATCATCCCAGTTAAGTTCTTTGTTCTCTAAGTATGCCTGTGCTGCCTCATGGAAGTCAGTTCCACGAGCAGTGGCTTTCTTAGTAATTTTATTTGCTTCTTCTATACCTACTCTCTTTCTCCACTTAATAAAGATATCACGATTATAAAATGAAGTTACTGAAGTAATAGAAGGAACCCAACTACCATCAGGAAATTGATACAATCTACAACCAGGTGTTTCTTTTTTCTCTAGTTCAATGTCACCTAAGAAATTATGATGAGTGAAGTTCATAAACCAAGTTCCAATTTTGCAAGTAGATATTCTTTACATAAACCTGATCTTACAATATCTTCAACACCAAATTCAATGATGTTTAATGATGGCATGACCCTTAGGATCCTCATGAAATCATGAATACCATTCCGTTCATTCTGTTTAATCAAGTCAGTTTGAGTAGCATCACCACAGAACATTATCTTGGTATCTGTACCCACTCGTGTCATTATACTATCTAATTCATGATAATTCAAGTTCTGGAATTCATCTACGATAATAATAGCCTTATCTAAGGTAGTTCCACGAATGAATGATGTGCTCCAGAAATCAATAGTATCCTGTGCTTTCAGATTGCCATAGAGCATTTGGAAGTCTGCATCTGATGGCATCTCAAACATATACTTCACCATATTCTTATATGGTATCTGATATAGGAATGATTTATCATCATGATCACCAGGTAAGAATCCAATCTCTCTAGTTGCCACAAGTGACCTTACAATGTAAATCTTATCGTAAGGAGTGCTTGGATCAAGAGCTTCTTGCAGAGCATTATAAAGAGTGATAAAAGTCTTACCAGTTCCTGCTGCACCATAGGCAACAAGGTTTTTTCCATCTTTATAAGACTCAAATAATTTTTTCTGATTTTCGGTGAGAGGCTCAATGTCCCTCATCATATCAGTATTAATTGGTTTCTTTCTTTTCATCTGCTTAGATGTTAATCCTACACCTATAGGTTGGTCTACTTTCTTTTTCCTTGGCATAATTACTTCATAGGTATGTTAAAGGACATGATAGTTCTTGGTATCTCAGTGTGTGATACTGGTGACTCGTGCAATAATACAGAGGGAAATGTAACAATATCCCCCTCAACTACAGGTGGAGCAATTTTATCTATGGTTCCAAAATAGGGATTAGGGGTGGGACTATAGAATGTTGTAGGAAAATGTAATTTATCATCAAATTCAACATACAATACACATGATATATTCATTAAGCCATGATTATGAGCAGAATGATATTGTCCTTTACCATATCTCTGTGACCACAACTCCCATTTATCAAAAGTTTTGA